CCTACAATGTTTTCACTTTGATTATTTTGTGTGCTCTGTACCTTGTACTCGGAGGGCAGCACCGGGATAGAGACATTATTAAGCCATATTTCCACTAAATGTCCACCCCCCTCTATTACTCATAGCCATAGACAATTTTCTCGCTATCGCTTCTCCAATCTTATTGATGTCAGCTTCTTCCCGTACCGTGAAGTTGTTTCCGCTGACATTCACCGATATGCTGTTAGTACTCATCTTGCGTCCTTCAGCTCTCGCCATAGCGACAGACTTATCATGGGGATATATTCTTGTACCTCCGGGAAGGTCTAAAATTTCTCCGCCTCGCTCACTGACTTGTACGATTCCTCCGGCCCAGTTCATCGTACCTCCCGCCATTTTGGGTACTGTCGCTCCGCCGGCCTTACCGCTGTCCCCTTTCTTCGGCATTACGATACCGCCTATAGCGTCGATGATACCCTTGACTGTTCCGATTATTCCGTTAAGTACTCCGGTTATAAAGGATTTGATAGCAGTAAAGATTCCTACCACTACCTTTTTCACGCCCTGCCAAGCTTTTTCCCAGTCCCCCGTAAATACACCCACAATAAAGTCGATGATTCCTCCGAGAGTCTTTAAAATTCCGTCAACCACGCCAACCACGATACCGACAACACCGGAAATAACACCTATGGCCACGCCTATCGCCCCGACGAGGCTCTGCCCGAGCCAGCTAAGAACTTCCCCTAAAACCGGGCTTATGACCGCCCATCCGGAAAGGACCGCGCCTTTTATACTGTTTATATGCTCCCTGATACCGGCAAATACCGGACTAAACTTACTTAGCGACTGTTTAAAAACATCAAAATGTTTCCGCACTAAAAGCACTATGCCGATAAGTACGAGGATAGCCCCGATAACCAAGCCAACCGGACCGGTAATCACTGCAATAAATCCTCCGGCTTTAGAAACAAGTGCGAACACTTTAATGACAATACCGACAATCTTAACCAGCTTCCCGAATGCAATTAGCATAGGCCCTATACTGGCTACTAAGGCGATATTTTTAAGTACCGCCTTCAGCTGTTCGTCACTCATACCATTAAGCTTATCCGCGAGTTTTTGCGCCCATTCTACGAATTGCTTTAAGTAAGGAAGTATAAAATCACCGATTCGAATAGCTATGCCCTCAATGGCTGACTTTAAAAGAGTTAATTGTCCGTTTAGGTTATCAAGTCTTCCAGATGCCGCTTCTCCTGCTGCACCGCTTGCGCCCTTGATACTTCTTTCGAGGCTGTCATAGGCGTCATCAGTGGAATTGATTACCGCAAGCATTCCTGCCGTGGCAGTTTTCCCGAAGATTTGGTTTGCATAGAAAAGCTTTCCTTCTTCGGTAAGTCCCGAAAATCCTTTCTTCATATCATGCATAACATCGGAAAAGGATTTCATCGTACCGTCACTGTTCGACATGGAGATTCCCAGTTCTCCCATTGCTTTTTTCACTTCTTTAGAGTCACCTGTCATATTAAGAAGTGCTGTTCTAAGAGTCGTACCGGCTTGAGAGCCGTCAATGGAAGCGTTTCCCATGATACCGATTGCCGTATTCACTTCCGCGAAATCATAACCGAGTGTTCCGGCAAGAGAACCGACATACTTATAGGATTCCCCAAGGCCAAGCATATCCGTCTTTGTATTCGTGAAAGTTGCAGTCATGATATCTGCATACTTCTCCGCTTGATCCGCTCCTTCTCCGAATCCCGCAAGCGCCCCGACCATAACATCCGTAGCTTCGGCTAGGCCTATCCCTCCGGCACTCGCTGCGGAAAGAATACCATTTAGACCTTCCATGTTCTGTTTGGCATCCCAACCGGCCATAGCGGTATACTGCATAGCCTCCCCGACTTCTCTAGCGGTCCATGCCGTTGTTGCTCCGAGGTGCTTCGCCTGTTCTGTTAGGCCGTCATCCCACTTCTCACCCATTATGGCTTTAACACCGCTCATGGAGGACTCGAAATCGGCGGCCGTTTTTACGGCGGCAACTCCTGCACCAACAATAGGAACAGTCACTGCTGCCGTCATCTTCGCCCCGACACCCGCTATAGTGTCCCCAGCTTTCTGAATATCCCCGGCTATGCGCATCGTCCCTTTATTCATTGCAGTAATGGATTGAATGGATTTTTGAATCCCGCCGGTAAACTTATCCACTAAGCGCAAGGTTACATCTACTGTTCTACCCGCCATTCTTTACTCCTCTGTTCTATTTCTACTTGAAGGAAAGCATACACAATCTGTTTTTCTCCGAACCCGAGATCAAAGAAGTCCGACGGCTTCCAGTGATGCAATCGAAATAGCCAGTACATCGCATTGGTTTCGCAGTCGGACTCAATCAGTTTTTTACATTCTTTACCTCGTCTCCGTCAGAGAAGCCGGAGAACCTTGTAACTTTATCCGAAAGAGCGGAAAGCTCCATTCCGGGAAAGAAAAGGAAGGCCAAATCCTTCGGTGTAGCCGCTCCAAAATGCTTCTGCAGCTCTTTATCCTTAAGGCTTGGCTCTACAAGTGCCTCACAAAGCACTAAGGCGTTCACATCATAAGCTTTCGCGTAATCTACGCCACCCTTATCAGTCATCGCTGTAGAAGCAAGAGATGTATATTCTTTTCCGGAAAGCACACGAAACTTTAGCAGGACCTCTTCTCCCATAATCTCACTTAGTCTCTTTGCTTTTACTTCCAGAAACTCTTCCTTCTGAAACTCCCCTCTATCAATCTGTAAAAGTTTTTGCGTTAAACTCATACTTCCTCCTATTTCGCAATATTAGAAATCCCTTGAATCAATCTTGCTGTTTTCTTCATTAGGCTGTTCTCTTCAAGATACTCTAGCCCCTTTAAGGTAATTTCGGGGCTAGAAAGTTTTACTCTGGGATACGAATCCACAAAACTCTCTAAAATTTCTCCCCCGGAAATATACCCCTCTCTGAGCAACATACTCATAATCCTTGACCACTTAGGAAAAGAAAGATTCAAGGATTCATGGGACAAAAGATTCTTGTCCCAGTCCTCGAAATCCATAGACTTATGGAGAATACTAAGTATCTTATATATACTTTTAAACTCCTCCATAAGGCCTCCTAAATCGTGTCAATGAAATCCCAGTCCTCACAAGTAAAGCTGTAGGACTCTTCCGCATTCTTTCCGTGCTCCCAGTCCGCAAGGATGGCCTTATCAAACTTACAGCCGTATGCCACAACTCTCTCAGTTCCAAGACCTGCAGGATCAGCAAGCTTGGAAATGATTTTAAAGTTCGGAACCTTGCCCACCTTGAGACCGTCAGAAACCTTCTTAGCAAGGAAAGAAGAAATCTTGTGCAGCTTTACTTCTCCCTTAGCCTCCACACCGGTAAGTTTCTGCCCGTCCATAAGGCTTCTTGTTCTGGAAATCGCGGTGTACTTAGCATTTATTTCCAGCTTAAAAGAGGTAACCTCCGCCATATAGGTGTCATCCACCCAAAGTTCTCCCCAGGTACCGTTAATGACCTGATCAGATACAAAACCTTCCATCTTTTCTCCTTTCTTACAAATAGATCTCCAAGTCCATATCCTCCATAGCGTCCAAGATGGAAATGTTCGCACGGAGGAACACTCTGGATCCGGTATTCTCTTCTTTTAAATCCTGCTCAGACATATTGTTTACATCCTTGCCCTGCTGCTTTAAATAATCTCTCTGTCCGTCAAGGTCTATATAGCACTCACCCTTAGAAAGCAGATTGGACCGAATCAGTCCGGCGAAGTAGGAGTTAATTGCAGTAATAAGCAAGCACTTATTATCGTAAGTATTTGCATATCGTCCAACGTAAGTGTCCTCCCAAGCTTTTCGAATATCGTCGTAGACCATGTCCATGATTTCCACAATCTTAATCTTCTTAAAGCTGTCTCCCTTTATCTCCGTAGTAGTCGTTAGAGAATTCACACCGCGGTTAACCTTTACCTTTTCTCCGTCATACATAAAGATAAGCTTTCCGGCGCCAACTGCCTCATCCGCTTCCTGTTTGGTAAATCGCTGGCAGTCAATAAAGTCCTTCAGCGGCGCGTAGGTAATGGAAATACTTAAAGGTGTACCGCAGATAAGCCCTGCGATTCTCGGTGTTACCTGTTCCGGTGTAAGCGTGGTTCCATCTGGACGGGTAAGGCTTGCGTTTACATTAATGATTCCCTCGTTATCCCCGAGCACTTCCGGAAGAACAACCTTACGCTTTAACTTCTGCTCAGTTCTAAGGTTTTTAATCCAAGTGACTACCTCATTCGTCTTACCGTCCGTTTTCACTGTTGGAATTGCCAGATAATCAAAACGATTCTGCGCAAAGTATTTAAGCATTGCGGTATACTCTGCGTTTAGCTTTTCCGCACCGCTTTGCATGATGTATACAATAACCTTCTTTGGTGCTGTAACATACCCCTGCAAGGCGTCCTTTACATACTGCGTGTTCGCCTCGGAAAGCCCTTTCGGGATGTCTGTTACCGAATACACGGTAAAGGGATCCATTTTCGTCTTCTCGGAAAGCCCGAGAGCACAGATACCTCTCTCCCCTCGCTGTATCGCGGACTCCCCTTTCTCTATGAAGCTAATATTTACTTCCGGAGATTTCAATTTACTCATTCTCTACTCCTCTCACAATCAACTCTTTTACAGTCTCTTCTTTCTTTTCTACCGCTATGGAATCAAACCACTGAAAATGCACGGTGATTTGAAATATGTTATTTTCCGCACCGATATAGTCAAACTCCACACTTTCCACAGTTACAAGCTTGTCCTTAATTCTTACCTTTAAATGAAAAGCTTTCCGAATCTTTTCAAATACGGAAAGCTCTAATTCTTCATTCGGTGTTTTTTCAAGTAAAGTGATTTTGTATCCGCAGGTCTGGCGGACAAGATTTAAGGATTCATAGTTAAGCGTATAAGGCACGATTTCCGTATAAAACGAGGGAAGTTTCATGCCTTCTCTTACATCAGTTCCATAAATCTTAAAATCGGGAAAGGCCTCTTTCAGCGCGGCATTACATGACTTTTTCACTTCTAATAATTCAATCATAAATTATGCCTCTTCATTGCTTTAGCAACAAATTCATCGGTATCATCTCCGAAGCTTTCGTTAAACTCTTCTCTCGTCCGCTCTGCATAATGCAACCCCGGAACGAATCCCCCCGTGTCATGGCCAAACAGCCATTTCCTGTGACCGTTCTCCAGTAAATGGAATAAAGGGTGCTTATTTGTTACGGATACCGCCGTTGCATGATAAAGAAGGTCCTTCTCCATCTCAATCTTCCACTTCTTCGAGATTGGCTTTTTCCCTTTTGTGTAATGCTTGTAGCCCTTATCGTTACAGGATTCCTTCCACGCTTTTGCCTGCTCACGGAGATATTTTTCAGACTCCTCCGGAAACTCATCGATAATGCTTTGAAAATCCTTGTCAAGCCCATGAAAATCTATTCCCACTGCATCACTCATAGGCTATCTCCTTTTCTTTCTTCTCCGTGCACATACACTCGACGATATAGTTCTCCTCCAGAGGATTAATAATCGACTGGATTATGAACTGCCGGTCTTTATACACAAGGATATCCGTAGGCTTTAAGCCCTCCCAGTAACGTAGCGTGATTTTAACAGATAAAGAATGGTACGCTTTGTAGTACTCCGTGTATTCGCTACCTCTCACAGGTCGAATCTCCCCATAGAGCTTTTTTACCGGGATTAACTTCGTCACAGTGGATCCTACAGCATTTTCCGACTCATCGTAGCGGTAGACGGAAACCACCTTCCTAAGCCTTCCTGCATTAATCGCCATCGTGCTCTCCTCTCGGAAGAAGATTTTTCGCATGCATGGAGAGGATGACTTCTGCAGTACGGTTAACATTATTCTTATCCACAATCATGGAGCGATTGTCATACATATCCGCGATGAGCGTAAGAATCGCAATCGTAATATCCTCGTGCCTCTCCATCTCCAAGTCACTAAGCCCTGTATAAGACCTTGCATAGGATAGCGCCGCAA